TCCCACTTCGATCCGTGTCGACTAGGAATCTCATTTTTCCCCTACGGTGAGTTACCACCAAGATCCGCCGTCACTCAGCGTGAGTCCTTTTTCCGTCGGGCCTCAATGGCTTCGATGAGCAGGACGCGGATCATGTCCGACCGGGTGCGGTGCTCCCGTTCGGCCAGCCGGTCGATGGCCTCCAGTCCACCGGCGGAGAGCCGGACGGCCACCTTCTCCCGCGGGGTCACGACGGTCACCGGATCTTTCGCTGCACCGCGTTGAACGGACGCCACCACCACGAGGCGACCCAGTACCGCCACGGCATTGACTCGCGTGGCATTGAGCTGGTGAAACCGTAGCAACCTACGTACTCGTCCATGATCTCCTCATGGTGGTCGTCACAGGCGACCGTAGTGAGGCTCTCGGAGTAGTCCGGGGCATACGTCGAACGCCCGATCTTTCGAAGCCTCATGTCCGGATCAGTCACGGTCCGGATGGTGTAGGTGGCGGGCTGGTCGCATCGAAGGCACCGGAGCTTCTCCATCCGCCGCCAGGGCTTGGCTTGATCCATGTGGGCCAACGTACCACGACGGGCGACAGTGTGGGCTGAGTGACCACGAAGGGGTAAGGGGACGATGCCCCGCACGAAGAAGCCGGCCGGCACTGCGATCAATCCCCGTAACGGTCGTCGTGCGGATCTGACCGTCCTAGTCGGTGCTCGTTTCGACCCCCCTGAAGGGTTGTGCCCGGAGGCGTTGGAGGCGTGGGACGCCTACTGGAGTGACGGTGTCGCGCAGGTCCAGACGCCGGTTGACCGGGCCGTGCTGGTGCGGTGGGTGCGTGAGATGGACCGCTATCTGCGGCTGTCGGCTGAGGCCGATCTCCAGCCCAGCGTGCGCGGTTCGCAGGGTCAGCCGGTCGAAAATCCGCTCTACGGCACCGCCTACAAGGCGCTGGCCGCGGTGCAGGCGTGCGAGAAGCAGATGGGCATGGGTGCCCTGAACCGGTCGGCGCTGGGCATCGCGGTGATCACCGAGCGCCGCTCGCTGGCGGACATGAACAGCAAGTACGGGGGTGCCGGTGACGATCGAGGCCCCATCAAGGCGGTCGCGCGCGTCGACCCGCGCGTCGTCGAAGCCTGACCCGGGCTGCCAGTCGTGCCGGTGGAAGCCGAAAATGGGCGAATTGTGGCCCACTGAGGGGCCGACGGCGGTCGAATGGATTGAGGACAACTGCATTTGCGGCGAAGGCGACTGGTACGGGCAGCCGCTGAGGTTACGGATTGAGCAGCAGCGGTTCCTCTACCGCTGGTACGAATATTGCCTGAAGTGCGGCGAGTGGCGGCACAACGAAGGCCTCCGCGGGGCAGCGACGGGTGACGGAAAGACTCAGTTCATCGCCGCGATCGCGGTCCTGGAGATGGCCGGACCGCCGCAGATTGCCGTTCCGTCACCGAATATCCCCATTTCGGCCGCATCGTTTGAGCAGGCGAACCTGCTTTTCTCGGCCGCGGCGACCATGTGCGGCGGCCGCGATCAGGCAGTCAGGGACGCTCCGCTGTGCGGGTATTTCAACGTCTACGACACCGAGATCACCTTCGCAGACGGTCGACCGGGCCGGATTTTCCGCGTCGCCGCGGTTGCGGGGACCAACGAGGGCGGATTGCCGTCGCTGCTGATTTGCGACGAGCTCCACGAGTGGGGCGCGCCTGGGTCGCGCAAGGCCCGCGTCCATACGGTCATCGGCAAGTCGACCCTGAAGCGGCGCACCCCCCGCGGGTCGGGTCGGATTCTCCGGATCTCCACCGCCGGCTTCGACAAGGACGACTCGATCCTCGGCGAGGAGTACAAGCGTGGCTTAGTGGCGGCTCACGACCCACACAAGGATCCGCGGCTTCTCTCCGACTGGCAAGAAGCCCCCGAGGGGCTCAACTACGACCTTCCCGCCGACCGGGAGAAGGCGGTTCGGGCCGCGTCCGGAGCCGCGGACATCCTCTGGTCGGTGCGGGACCGGGTCAACGCCTGGGGGCAGCCGTCCTACCCCCGTCACGAATGGCTGCGCTACTTCGCCAACGTCTGGGTCGACATCGCCGAGGAGTCCTGGCTCAAGGATCATCCCGGCGCGTGGGGTGCGTGCGAGGGCGCGTGGAAATCGGATCCGAACAACCCGTTCGTGGTCTCGGTCGACATGGCGCTCAAGCACGACTCGGTGGCCGTGTCGAGGATCGAGGCCCTGCCCGACAAACGCTTTGCGATCACGTCGAAGATCTGGCGCCCGGACACCGGACCAGTTGACCACCTGGACGTTTTCAACTACATCCGCTCGCAGGCGCGCGGGCTGCAGTTCCGTGGCGTCGTCTACGACCCGCGGTTCTTCGAGCTGCCGGGCCGGATGCTCGAAGACGAGGGCATCCTGGCGATCCAGTTCGACCAATCGCCGCAGCGGATGACGCCAGCGTGCGGCCTGGCCTACGACCTGATCCTCGACCGGCGGATCGTCCACGACGGCGACCCGCAGCTCGCGGCACACGTCAAGTCGGCGGTGAAGCGCGTCCAGGACCGCGGTTTCACCCTGTCGAAGGGCAAGTCCAAGCACCACATCGACGCCGCGATCACCCTGTGCATGGGCGTGTGGATCCTCCACGACCCCGAAGTGAAGCCGGCCCCGCCGCCGACGTGGGCGCAGGTCAAGACACGCACAGAAACCAGCGACCTGGCCACCGTCGGGTTCTAACACCGGGAGGAGGGACGCATGACGGCAGCAACTGCCCCGACACGGGAGATCGGCTACGCCGTGGAGGCGTCCAGCTCCCGTAACTGGTGGATGTATGACGGGGAAACCACCCCTGAGCTGCAGTTTCCGCAGTCGGTGCAGGTCTATGACGCGATGCGTAAGCAGGACGCTCAGGTCAAGTCGGTGCTGCAGGCGGTGACGCAGCCGGTGCGGCGGACGCCGTGGCGGATTGATCCTGCGGGCGCCCGCGCGGAGGTTGTTGAGCTCGTCGCCGAGGACCTGGGCCTGCCGATCGTCGGGCAGGACCCGTCGCCGCCGCCGCGGACCAAGGGCCGGTTCTCGTGGGATGACCACCTGCGTGAAGCGCTGCTGATGCTTCCGTTCGGGTTCTCCTACTTCGAGCAGGTCTACAAGGTTGACGACGGCGGTGACCGGGCCCGGCTGCACAAGCTGGGTTTGCGGCCGGCCCGCACGATCGACGCGGTCGAGGTGGCCCGCGACGGCGGCCTAGTGTCGATCACCCAGTGGGGCACGTTGGATCAGGGCGGCCCGCAGAAACCGATCCCGGTGAACCGGCTGGTGGCCTATGTCAACGAGCGTGAGGGCGGGAACTGGCTGGGCCAGTCGATCCTTCGCGCGGCCTACAAAAACTGGTTGATCAAGGACCGGTTGCTGCGGGTGGATGCGCAGACGATCGAGCGCAATGGCATGGGCATCCCGGCCTACGAGGCGCAGGATGGGGCGACCCCGGAGGACCTGGACAAGGGTCAGGCGTTGGCGTCGGCACTACGGTCCGGTGAGACGTCGGGTCTCGCAACCCCGTTCGGCGCGAAGATGCGGCTGCTCGGCGTTGAGGGCGACCTTCCCGAGGCTATGCCGTCGATCCGCTACCACGACGAGCAGATCGCCCGCGCGGTCCTGGCGCACTTCCTGAACCTGGGTACGCAGACCGGTTCATGGGCGCTGGGGACGACGTTCGCGGACTTCTTCACCCTGTCGCTGCAGACCTTGGCCAAGGCGGTCGCAGACACGGCGACGATGCATGTGGTTGAGGACCTGGTTGACGTGAACTTCGGCGATAACGAGCCCGCCCCGCGGATCTGCTTCGACGAAATCGGCTCTCGGCAGGCCGCCACCGCGCAGGCGATCAAGCTGCTGGTCGACGCCGGGATCATCAAGGCCGACGAGGTGTTGGAGCAGTCCACCCGCCAGCAGTATGGGCTTCCGCCGCGCGACCCGGACACGGTCCGGGAGCCGGACGACGGCTTCGGCGGGTTCGGCACCCCGCCGAGCGAGCCGGATGAGTCTGCCGAGTACGGGGCGGGTTCGGCGGTGTACGCGTCGGCGGACATTGACGAGTATGACGACGACGAACCGGGGCAATTCGACGAGCTGACGGAGGCTCTTGCCGCCGCTATCGCCGCGTTCACCGGCGTTGTCCAGGCCGCGGCCGG